ACAGCATGGGACATTAACGAAGGGTTAACCTCCGCTATGTCTAAATGCCATGTTAGGGAATTGAGCAGGGTGTATAGTGCGATCTTTCGAGACGCACGCTACGCCTACCCGACGCTGGAGATGGAATTTGAGAAAGATCTCACCCGTCTCCTGGCACTCACGGAGCGAAGAGGAATTCGAGTTTATCTCGAGGACCTCCCAGCTGTTGGCAAGCATCTTGATAGATGTCTTGCCTCCGGCCAGTACAATCTGTCTGGTTTACCTCTGACGAAGAGGTATTCTAACAGGGTAGTGATTCCGAAGTTTCTTCGGGGACTCTACCTACTGGTTTTTCTTGAGTGCGGTCGTCTGCGAGAGGACTATGATGTACAGGCCATCTTCTTCTTACGGCAAATTCTTTTTGCCGCGAAGAAGGCAACCTATCCATGTAGTTCCGAGAAAGTCGAGAACGAAGTTCTCGAATTTTTCGAAGTTGACAAATCTTTGCCAGAGCCGGAAGGCATCTGGACACAGGAAGGAGCAATTACTGATGAACAGATCGCTGAGACCTACGGAGGATTCCGTGGATCACAACTTTATGTCACCAGAATTGACCCTGAGGCTACGTGTGAACGTAGTCTCTTGTCAACCCTCTTGGCGAAACTCGATGCAGTATCGAGTTTCGTTAGCGCTACGCTCGGATCTTACGATCCGAGTGAGTGGCGCTTCAGACACGGACCAGGCGCTATTTCAGAGGTCACTGGTCCTTCCAACAAGTACTGTTGGAAAGACTGGCCAGATCGTCTGGAAAGCGAGTTCCCAATTGCTGACTATGGTTTCCATAGCTTTAGCAGTTGGGCAGGCAGTTCATTCACCTTTCGACAAGATAGGGGTCCCAGCGGGATCCCTACTCACAGTCGAATGGTGGCTGTACCGAAGTCCTACTCGAAACCACGGCTTATTGCCGCGGAGCCGAGTGCTCATCAGTGGTGCCAGCAAAGCATCTGGCGCTACTTTAAGAGACGTAGCAAAGTTACCTGGATTAACGAATTTGTTCGCTTCGGCGATCAAACTCTTAACCAGGATCTTTGTATACGTGGATCTCTGGATGGCTCGTTGGCTACGGTAGATCTTTCTGCCGCATCCGATCGAGTCAGCTGCCATTTCGTAGGGCAGCTTTTTAGGGGGAACCCTAAATTGCTACGGGCCCTACGAGCATCTCGTACCCATTGGGTCAAGCAAAACTTGACGGGAAAGCTTGCTGAGTTCTCCGAACTCAGAAAATTCTCCACAATGGGAAACGCCTGTACTTTTCCTGTCGAATCGTTAGGTTTTCTGTGTGTAGCTCTAGCGAGCGTACTTACGGTACGCAAGTTAGCGCCTACTCCACGGAACATCTACCGCTTGGCGGGAGAAGTAGCCGTCTTTGGTGATGACATCGTCATCCCCAATGACAGTCGGGAGCTGTTTGTAAAAGCTCTTGAAGTTCTACACTTCAAGGTCAACTCTACTAAGTCTTTCTGGACCGGAAGGTTCAGAGAGTCTTGTGGTGTCGACTCCTTTGGCGGGGCTGTCGTAACCCCAGCTTACTGGAAGTCCTTCTACAACGGCAAACCAGAATCGTTAGCAAGTACGGTTGAATCTTCTAATAACTTCTACAAGAAGTTTTTAGTTGAAACAAGTCGGCATCTTGCGTCGACACTACCAAAGGGATTACCCGTGGTAGCACAACGATCTGGTATCCTCGGTTTACAGTCACGAAGTAAAGTTCGGAATGATCGGCTTCGTAGCCGATACAACCCTTCTTTACAACGTGAGGAGCTTTTTGTTTTGTCGCTTGTCACGACTCAACGAAAAGTACAAACCGGGGACGACTCTATGCTATTTCAGTACTTCACTGAACAACCAGATCCACTTTCAAAGTGGACGGCTGGTGTAGCACAGATCCCAAAACTTCGAACGAAGTTAGGGTGGGTTTCTCGTCATGATGTTCAGCTCAATGACATCTAAACGGGAAGAGTTGTGTAGGGTCCAGGGGGGGTCAGAACTTTCCGTATTGCTATCTCTGCGCCCTCGGGCTGCATGAGTTAGAAACGGTAAATCTCGACGTACCTTGGGATCACTATCACATTAAGAGTAAGCAGCAGTGCTTACT